CGAAGCGCAGTTTCTAGAAGCAGAGCTTGACGATATCTTTCACACACACCAAACCAGCCGTGGTGAAGCACCTGGCGACCGCAACAGTGGTCTTGCTTTGGCTTTGTTGGCTGAAAAAGACGACACTCCTCTTGGCCCCATGGCTAAAGACCAGTCTCTTGGTTGGGGCAAAATTGCCGAGATGACTCTTTCTTTGTACCGGATGAATGCTGAAAGCACCGGTATTAACCGTAAGGTTATGTTGTTGACAGAACAAGGCGTTCCTCACGAAATTCAATGGTCTGCTAAAGATATTGATGAAAAGCCAACAGTAATTGTACCTTTGGACGCAACGATGCCACGCAGCAAACTTGCCACCCAATCGATGATTACGTCTCTTGCGCAGCAATTCCCATTGGTGTTCCAGAACGTTAGCGCTAAGTCTCTTACTAGAATGCTTGATCTTCCTGATCCGAAGCAATTCCTTTCACAGATGGACCCAGACATTGCTAAGGCTGAATGGGAAAACGGTCTGCTTATGCAGGGTGTTCCTGTTATTCCGGAAGACTTTGACGTTCACGACGCTCACGTTAATATTCACAACACCCAGCGCAAATCGCCTGCCTACGAGCTTGCAGACCCACAAGTTAAGCAAATGCTTGACATGCACGTAATGGCCCACATGCAGTTCTTAACTAACGAAACCGCAGCAATGATGGCCCAGTCTGACCAGATGGCCATGGGTGAAATGCAAGATCCTGGCGTAAGCGCTGCTCTTGCAACTGGTGTCGGATTGCCAATGCCTCAAACCGGCATGATGCAAGAAGAACAAATGATGCAAGAACAAATGCCTCAAATGCCACAGGGTTAGTCTATGATTAACCTACAACCGTAAACAGGAGGAATGTAAATGAGCGATTTTAGCGATACAAATTATACCGATTATGTAGATGTCCCAGCGGAAGAAGCACCGGCGGATATCCCCGCTGGTGACAGCAACTGGGAAGAACGTTACCGCAACGAAGTCCAAGACCGCATCAAAGAACGCGAACGCTACAAGCCAATTCGCCAAACGTTTGACCAGATGCACCCAGATGATGCTGCTGCCGTACAAGGCTTCGCTCAAGCATGGGCTTCAGGCGATCAAGATACAGCAATTAACTGGATGATTGAAAACGCCAAAACTCTTGCTGGTGATAAGTTTTACGACATTGCTGGCGTTAGCCCCCAAGACAGGAACGAAATTATGCAAGAAGCAGTATACGACGGCCAACAGGCAGGTCTAACCCCGGAACAAGTCAACAACCTTGTTGAGCAGCGTATGGGTGAATTTCAACACGAACAAGTAGTACAACAGTACGAACACGAGATTGCTCAAACACTAATTGACGCAGGCTATGATCCCGACAGCCCATTGGCTATTGCCGCTATTTCGGCCGCGCAGCAACGTTCTGACCTTGACCTTCAAGCAGCTATTAAAGATGTTGAAAATCAGATCCTGACACAAGCGCAAAACATTGTTGGACGCAGGCAAAACCCATCAGCCGGTATGCCATCTGCTGCACCTAATGGTGTTGCTCCACGGTTTGACACTGCAAACATGACGCCGCGCGACAAGGCAATGGCTCGTCTAAATCAAAATCCTAATTAGGCTACTTGACAACACGTCATTTAAGTCTATTATTGTAGATGTAGACCTGGATAGGTTTATAAAACATATTCAACCTTTAGGCACGTTGGCAGCAGCCAATCAAGTCTCGTGTTACGGAGTAACAAGGATCAGCCCCGGTTGGTGAAAACCAATTAATTTCAACATTCAAGGAATACTATTATGGCCGCAAGCCTTTCCACAGTTGATGCAATCCTCAAGGACGACTACAAGGATTACATCGATCAATTAAACCAAGCAACGTTTCTACTCTCACAGATTGAGACACGTCGCGACACCGTACAAGGACGTGTTGCACGTCACGCACTCCACCTCGGCCGGTCATCCGGTGTCGGTGCTCGCGCTGAAAATGCTTCACTCCCAACAGCCGGCAACCAAGCGTACGCTACGGTCCCAGTACCAGTCCGTTACGTCTATGGTCGCATCCAGCTAAGCGGCCCAACAATTCGCCAAGCGGTCACTGACCGTGGAGCTTTTGTTGACGCACTCGATGCTGAAATGCAAGGCATCCGCAAGGACGCAATGAAGGACGTTAACCGTCAGCTTTGGGGTACGTCAAACGGCGTTATCGCACAGTGCGGTACAACTTCATCAGCTACAACCGTAGTTCTTGCTTCAACAACCGGTTCAACCGCACTCCGCAACCTCTTTTTTGATGGTGGCATGGCTGTTGACATTGGTACTGTTGCATCACCTACAACTGTTGCTTCTAACCGTACAATCACATCAGTAGATGAATCAGCTAAGACCTGTGTTATTTCCGGCGCTGCCGTAACAACCACATCTTCGCACTTCATTTTCCGTGCTGGAGCAGGTGGAGCATCAAGCAACTCTGGAGCTCCTGGCGACGGACAGATTGAATTGACCGGAATGCAGACAATCGTTGACGATAGCTCAGTACTCCACACAATCAACCCATCTTCACAAGCAAAATGGAAGGCTTACGTAAGCAGCAACAGCGGCACAAACCGCGCTGTAACCGAAACCTTGATTACAGGTGCAATCATGAAGTCACTCATCAGCAGCGGAAAGAAGCCAACGCTTCTCATCTCTGCAGAAGGTGTCCACATGTCAGTTGCTAACTTGTTCCTTTCGCTCAAGCGAAACATGGAGCAGACACAACTCAAGGGTGGCTACTCTGGTATCCAGTACTACTCACCTTCGGTTTCAGGTCAAGGCGACGAGGGCCCAACGGTTCTTTACGCAGACTTTGATTGCCCCAACAACCGTCTATACGGTCTCAACCCTGAAAGCATGGTTTACCACCAAGTTGGAGAAGGTTGGAACTTCATGGATCTTGATGGTGCAGTTATGAACCGCGTGGCAAGTACTGATGCGTACGAAGCAACGTTGACCTGCTATGCAGAACTTGCATGTAAGCAGCGTAACGCTAACTTCGTAATCAAAGACTTGACAGAGACAACCATCTAAGATGGCTGCATCGGTTAGCATTCTTACGGGACCAGAAGTTCCTGGAAACCGTAAATTTGTGACAGCAACAGTCACATTTGATTCGTCGTATGCGACCGGGGGAGAAGCGATTTCGCTCGTTTCCCTCGGTCTCAACCGACTTGACTTCCTATGGGCAGACAGCACAGATGGCTACATTCCTGTATGGGACGGTTCAACAACCGCTCCAAAGATTGAGCTTTTCTGGGTTGACACAACCACGGACGGCGCAGCATTAGCTGAGGTTACTAGTACAACTAACGTTTCAACGGTGGTTGCACGGGTCTTTGCTTTCGGCGCATAAATAAAGTTTGTTGGCCGGGGCGAGTCTTTTCTCCTTTCACTCGTCCCGGTTAACAATTTACAGAAAGAAGTTATATGTTGCACACCGCACATGACATTTTAGGACAACATATTCCTGGCTCCGATGGATGGGCCGAAATATCATCAGACGTTTATGACATTGCCCGCCGCATACGCGAAGGCGATGAATCAGGCTGGCGAGGTGACCCAACCGCCAGCGTTCTCCTTAACCCAATGACCGAACATTTTGAAGTATGGATGATCGACGATCAAAATACTCCCTATATTGCTTGTTCTTCGCGCCGTTGTGACCATTCTCTTATTCTTAAACTTATCGAGGGTGACTGGCGTAAAGGCCACCGTCTTTTGGAAGAAATTCAAAAAAAGAATCATGATGCCAAAAAAGCAGAAGAAGATGCTAAGAAGGAACAGTCAGCTGAAATAGCTGATAAAATGCACTGGGCTATTCTTAAAGATCTTGGACATCTTGAAGGTGGAACACATCGACAAACTTCTCTTTATAAGGGCAAAAAATAATGGCAACATATACAACATCACACGCAAAAAGCATTACAACCGTAGCTAATCAGGTTGACACTCTTACCCTTACCGGTGCAGGCAAAACGCTTCGTATTACCGGTCGATCAGGCACTACGCATACGTTTTTTACCACTGCTCCTTTGGGTGAAACACCCGCAACCCCAACCGCGTCTGGGGATGATTGCTACGTTACCGAGCACACAGGAACAATTGATTACCCCTGGAATGGTTCCGGCGTGGTCATTAAACTAATTAACTCAGGTATTTCTACTTTAACGTTTATGCTAATATAGTAAATGGCCAAAAGCGCCAAATACTTTGTAGTCATATTTTTAACTTTACTGTTTCTACCGTCAAGTACGGCTAAAGCCGTAAATCCAATTGTTACAGAACCAACCGACTATTGGTTTGAATACGACGAACCAACAACGTTCATCGCTCAAACCTATATGGTCACTGGCTATAACTCTGATCCGATGTTGTGGCTATACAACGAAGCAGGCACTTTGCTTTACAGCATCGACGATTCTATTGGGCTGCAATCGTATATC